ACTCTAGTCCAGAAGCAACAGGACCTGCTACTAGTATTCGCGGAAATGTTATTAGAGGTTTAGAAGATGAAGGCTATGTAAGTAAAGAAAGAGTAACTCCAGGGGAAAAAGGTAAAAGCAAAGAACCTTTTGATTACAAAAAATTTTATAAAGCTGATGGTGGTTTAATAACTATGTTTAGGGGAAAATTATAATGGGAAGAGGTTTCACAAAAATGATTAAGAGCGCTGAAATGCAAGGGGCACTTAAACAAATTCCTCCTGATGCAGCACAGGCAATGGGTCAAACAAATACTCTTTTAGGTAATATAGTAAAAGCAAGTGGCGTTGCAACTCCTGTAGTACAACCCGTAGCATCATTGCAATTTGATAATGAGGAAAGAGCAAAAAGAATACAAGACTCTCTTGGTAGAGCAGCTTTTGGTCCAGAAAGAATTAAAGAAATTTTAATGCAATTAAAAGGTTTAAGTTTTTTAGCCGATGGTGGAAGAGTTGGTTATCAAGCAGGTGGGGTTGCAACACCAGAACAATATGCGGCAGCTTTACAAAAAGTAGGTGGTGGAACAGAAACAGATAAACAAAGATCATTAGGAAATTATCTTGGAGATTATATCGCGACCCAAGGACAAAAATTAGGAAACGCAGCAATCATTCCCTTACAAGCAGCAAAAGGTATTTTAGGAATTCAAGGAACTCCTATGACCTCTTCAATGCAATCTGCATTACAAAATATAATTCAAAATCAAATTAAAAATACAGGTCAATTAAGTGGCAATATTAATTATAAAGATTATGGAGTACAAACTTCTACTGGTGCAGAGTTTGAAGGATTTGGAAATAGATCTATAACAGATCCAGAAGCAGCACTTGCAACTACTCTTGGAAGAGCTTCCTACACTGTAGACCCAACAACAGGTAAAGTTAATTTTACAGGTGGCACAGCATATGATTTTAGAGATGATCAGTTTGGTGGTTTAGGTAAATTTATTTCTAAAGGTGGAGCGTTTGGAAGTAAGCCTACAGAATATAAACCAGAAATATCTTTACAATCAGAATTTTTAAAACCATCTCAACAACCATCTCAACAACTATCTCAACAACCATCGATACCATACGAACAATATGTACTGCGTACACAAGGTGTCCCAGTTAGTGAAGAAGTATATAATGCAAGCAACATACTTGCTCCTGGTGGAGATCTAACAGCAGCTGGTTTTACTTCGGATCAAGAGTTTCAAAAAGCAAGAGATGAATTAGCGAATCAAATGATGGCAAAAAATACTTTGGCGGATGGACCTACTAATTACATGCCTCTTAATTATTTTTTGGATATATTACAACATCCAAATATATTAAAAGAATTAAATAGTGGAACTTTTAATCCATCTGGATTACCTGATTATTCTAAATATGTAAGACCAGATGAGAGTTATATTAATCGATTTAATTTACCAGTAGAGGGAACTACCGGTGGATCTTATTGGGATGCGGAAACACTTTATAAAGAATATCTTAAACAAACTCCATTTACAAATTTAACAGCCACAGAAGGTAGTTTTGCAAACGGCGGTTCAGTAGACAACACCATGGGAATGGCTTCACTGTTTACTAGGAGAATATAATGGATATTAAATACAATGAAACATTAGGTTATTTTGTGAATACTGCTAATGATGAACCTGTAACTCAAGCAGAACTATTACAATGGGCGGATGAAAATCCAGAACCTTTAGAAGGACCTAAACAATCTAATACTATGGTAAAACAATTAATAGAAAGTTTGACAGTTAAAGAAACCCCTGGTAATACAGAGGTAGAAGAAGGTGTTGAAACAATCAAAAAAACCATATAGAATAAATTAATGGCACAGATAGACGACGCATTACCCAATACAAAAACAACTGTAGAAATTCCAGGCGAAGAAGAAATCATTCAAGAACAAGAACAGAAGATTGAAGAGATTCAATCTGAAGGTGGTCCTGTTGAAATAGAAATGGATGAAGACGGAGGAGCAGAAATTTCTTTTGACCCACAAGTTGCAGCTATGGAAGGTGGTGAAGACCACAATGCCAATTTAGCAGAATTTTTAGAAGACGGAGTATTAGATCCTATTGGTGCAGAATTATTTGACCAATATGCTGAATACAAAGAATCAAGAGGAGATTGGGAAGAAAGTTATAGAGAAGGTTTAGATTTATTAGGATTCAAATATACAAAAAGAACAGAACCTTTTAGAGGAGCATCTGGCGTAACACATCCAGTGCTTGCAGAAGCCGTTACACAATTTCAAGCACAAGCATATAAAGAATTATTACCTGCAGAAGGTCCAGTCCGAGTTCAAATTTTAGGAGACGTCACTGCAGAAAAACAAGACCAAGCAAATCGTGTTAAAGATTTTATGAATTATCAAATCATGGATCAGATGAAAGAATATGAACCAGAGTTTGATCAAATGCTTTTCTATTTACCCCTGTCCGGTTCTGCCTTTAAGAAAGTCTATTATGATGATTTATTAGGCAGAGCTGTGTCCAAATTTATACCTGCCGAGGATATTGTAGTTCCTTATTCTGCAAACTCATTAGATGATGCAGAAGCTGTTATTCATTTAGTAAAAATTTCTAAAAATGATTTACGTAAACAACAAGTAGCAGGATTTTATAAAGATATAGATTTAGGAGAACCTGCGGTGAAAGAAGATCCACTAAAAGAAAAAGAATTACAACTAGAAGGCATTTCCCAAAATGGTCAAGATGAAATTTATACTTTATTGGAAATGCATGTTAATTTAGATCTACCAGGATATGAAGATGTGAATCCTGAAGATGGTGAGCCCACTGGAATTAAACTTCCCTATGTCGTAACAATAGATGAAGCTACCAATAAAATTTTATCTATTAGAAGAAACTATGCAGCTAATGATCCGTTGAAAAAACGAATCAATTATTTTGTACATTTTAAATTTTTACCAGGTTTAGGTTTTTATGGTTTTGGTTTAATTCACATGATCGGTGGATTATCTAGAACAGCAACTGCTGCATTAAGACAATTATTAGATGCAGGAACATTAGCTAATTTACCAGCTGGATTTAAAGCTAGAGGTATTAGAGTAAGAGATGATGCACAACCTTTACAACCAGGAGAGTTTAGAGATGTAGATGCACCTGGTGGAAACATCAGAGATTCATTTATGCAACTTCCTTTTAAAGGACCAGATGCAACTTTATTACAACTTATGGGTTTATGTGTGCAAAGCGCTCAACGCTTCGCGGCCATCGCTGACTCACAAGTGGGTGATATGAACCAAGCCGCGGCCGTCGGTACGACTGTAGCGCTTCTGGAGCGCGGATCGCGGGTAATGTCTGCTATTCACAAAAGATTATACGTTGGTTTAAAAAATGAATTTAAATTATTATCGGAAGTATTTAAAACTTACATGCCACCTGAATATCCTTATGATGTTCCAGGTGCACAAAAAAATATCAAGGTCGCTGACTTTGATGATCGTATTGATGTATTACCAGTTGCCGATCCAAATATCTTTTCTCAAACACAAAGAATTTCTATGGCACAAACACAATTACAATTAGCACAATCGAATCCACAAATTCATAATTTATATCAAGCGTATCGTTCTATGTATGAAGCAATCGGAGTTAAAAATATTAATGCTATTTTACCTCCACCAGAACAACCGATGCCGATGGATCCAGCATTAGAACATATTATGTCTATGAGTATGAAACCTTTTCAAGCATTCCCAGGACAAGATCACAAAGCACACATTGATGCGCATTTAGGTTTTATGGGTTTAAATATGGTACAAAATAATCCACCGATATTAGCTGCATTACAAAAAAATATTTTAGAACACATTAGTTTAATGGCTCAAGAACAAGTGCAATTAGAATTTGTCCAAGAATTACAAGAAGCTAATCAAATACAAATGCAAATGCAACAAGCAGGTGCAATGAATCCAGCTATGGCAGCCGGAATGATGAATAATCCACAGATGATGCAAGCCCAAAGACGATTACAACAAATTACAAACTCTATTGA